TCGACACCGCCGCGCACGCCCTGGCCGTCTCGGGCCAGGCCCCGACCGGCATCGCCATCACCGGGCAGACCTACCCGGCGACCAACATGGCCACCTCGTTCGCGACCTTCCCGGCCTCCGCCGCGCTCACCCTGAACGCGACCACGCCCATCGTGTCGCTGAACTTCTAGTGCGGCGGCCACTGCTCATCGCCCTGACCGCGGGTGCCATCGTCGCACCTGCGGTTGAGGAGCGCCTCACGGCGGATGATGACGAGCGGATAACCGCCGAGGGCGACGTCCGCGTCACCGCGAGCTAAACATTTACAGGAGCAAACACCATGGCACGTAACCTCGTCCCCGTCATCCTCAGCAACGGCAAGACCATCTCGGCCGCGGCCGACGGCAAGGGGCAGCTGCTCTGCGGGGTCTACATTCCGCACGGGTTCAGCGGCACCACGCTGACGTTCCGCGCCAACACGCCCGACGGCTCGCGCCAGAGCCTGGTGAGCGACGGCGCCGGCGGCTCGTACACGCGCACCGTCCGCGCCGATGACTACGTGCCCCTGGACACGAACGTGTTCTCGGGCGTTGACCTCATCGCCTTCGTCAGCGGCACCAGCCAGTCTGGTGACTGCACCCTCGTCGCGGTGTTCGCCACCTAATGCGCCGCATCTTTCAGATCTTACTCTCGACGGCCGGCTCCGTTGACAATTTGCTAACCACCGAGGACAACGAGGTCCTCCTCCTCGAAAGTGGAGACCAGCTGGAGCTCGAATAATGGCCATGAAGTTTAGTCCCTACAAGGTCCTCGGCGTTGGCCGGCAGGCCACGGAGGAGCAGATAAAGTCTCGCTACCGCCTGCTCGCGAAGCGCCACCACCCGGACCACGGCGGCAACCAAGAAAAGTTCCTCGAGGCCAAGCGCGCGTACGACGTGCTCATGGACCCGGCGAAGCGCAAGGTGTATGATGAATATGGATTAACCCAGGACGACCCCGAGTGCGCCGTCCAGCTGAGCGCCATAAATACGCTCAAGACCGTCTTCATCAGCATCCTCAACCAGGTGCCGCCCGACAAGCTAGAGCGCCTCGACCTCATGGGCTCGATGCGTGACCAGGTGACCAAGAAGCGGGCGAGCATCCAGGCCCAGCTCGAGACCCTGCGGGCGCACCGGGACCAGAGCGCTAAGACCCTCGCGGTTATGAAGAAGCGGCTGCGGCAGAAGAAAAAGAAGGTCCCGAACCTCTTCGTGGACGCCCTCACGCAGCAGCTCGCGGGAATCCCCGCGCAGATCGCCCACCTCGAGCGCGAGTTCATCTTGGGCGCCGCGATGCTGGAGATCTTGGAAGATTTTAACTTTGACTTCGTGCGCCAGCAGGGTGCAGCCTCATTCACCTGGGTAACGATGCAGGTCGCGTGATGATCCAGAACTCAAGCATCTTCATTGACATGTACCTGGACCCGAGCGGCGCTAAGAAGTTGGCGGTCGCAAAGATCCTCACGATGCTCCAGGACCTCGCGGGCCGTAGCGTCGGCGACCAAGGGGAGAAGGGGTATAACAAGATCAAGGCCTACCAGTGGTTCTTCGGCGGCCGGTCAGACATCCAGGAGTGGTGTGACATGGCCGAGCGTCACATCGACGACGTGCGCCGCAAGGCGCGCGAGGTCTACGAGCATGGCTACACCTGGCGCGCCGCGCCGGGCCAGGGAAAAAGATACGAGGAGCGCAAGCTCTATCGGCAACGGGCACTGAGGGAGCAGCATGGTTTGGAACTTCGTTAAGCAGCCGCCGCTGCCCAACTTTATCCGGCGGGCCGCCCAGGCCGCGCGCTACACCATCAGCGGGGTGAAGCCGACGGACTGGATGTCGCCCCTGCAGCCCATCCGCCCCTACGAGCCCATCCAGGACCCGTGGCAATATGACCGGCCGGTGGGCTATAACCTCTTCTACACGCCGCGCGGGCAGACGCCCAGCGGCGCGGAGCGCCACACCTTCGACGAGCTACGCATGGTGTCGCGCCAGTCAGAGCTGGTGCGCCTCGCCATCGAGACCCGCATGGACCAGATATCCGCGGTCAAGTGGCAGATAAAGCCCATCATGGAGGTCAGCGACGCGGGCGAGGCCGATGATGATGACCCGCGCATCAAGGAGCTCCAGGAGTTCTTCTCCAAGCCCGACAAGGTGCGTGACTGGGACCAGTGGGTCAGGGTCGTGCTCGAGGAGCTCTTCGTCACCGACGCCGTGTCCATCGCCCGCCGTAAGAACCGCGGCGGTGGCTTATACTCGCTCGAGCTGGTGGATGGCTCGACCATCTTTCCGCTCATCGACCAAGACGGTCGCCAGCCGCTGCCGCCCGACCCCGCCTACCAGCAGATACTCAAGGGCGCGCCCAAGGCGAACTACACCTCGGACGAGCTGCTCTACTACGTGCACAAGACCCAGGTGAACACGCCGTACGGCTACTCGCCGGTCGAGCAGGTCATCGAGTCGGCCTACACCGACATCGAGCGCCTCAAGTACACGCTCGCGTTCTTCACCGAGGGCAGCGTGCCGGACGCCTACATCACGGCGCCCGATAACATGTCCCCCGACCGCGTGCTCACCTACGAGGCGCACCTGAACGCCCTGCTGGCGGGCAACCGCGCGGGCCGCCGCCAGATGCCGGTGCTCGTGCACGGCATGGAGATGAAGAGCCTCAAGCAGGCGGAGCTTAAGAATGACTTCGACGAGTGGCTCGCCCGCAAGATCTGCTTCGCCTTTTCGCTGCCGCCCACCGCGTTCATCAAGCAGCTGAACCGCTCGACGGCGCAGTCAGACCAGGAGCGCGCGAAGGAGGAGGGCCTCTTCCCCGTCCTGCTCTACGTGAAGCGGCTCATCGACCGCATCATCCGCGAGGACTTCGGGTATGATGACCTTGAGTTCCACTGGAACGATGACGAAGAAAAAGACCCCAAGACACAGGCGGAGATTGACCAGATCTACGTGAACGCCGGCATTATGGCCCGCAACGAGATCCGCGATGAACTTGGCCTCGAGGACGTAGTCGGCGGTGAGGAGCCGATGGTCACCACCGCCTCGGGCCCCGTGCCGCTGCCGGGCAGCGCGCTCGACGTGCAGATGAAGGCGGACGCCCAGGCGCAGGCCGAGCAGACACAGGCCCACACGCTTGAGCAGATCTCCGCGAAGACGCCCGAGCAGAACGCCAATGACAACGCGGCTAACGTGAAGAAGGCCGCTAAAAAAAAACTACGGTACGACGCATCCGCATCGGCCTCCACACGCCACAGGCCCTCGCGTCCACGCCTCGCGTCCGCGAGAAAGCACTGAAGGCCCTGCGGGCCACCAGAACTGCCGTCATCACGCAGGTCAGGCACAAGCTGACCAAGCTGCAAAAGGATGACGGCGATGAGGCGGAGGCCAACAGCATCGCCGCGGGCCTCGCGCTCGAGGACCTCAAGGGATTGGCTACCGTTGAGGGTGACCTCAAAGCCACCGCCGACGACGCGGGCAGGCAGTTCATCATCCAGTTGAACGTGCCGGGCCACGACGAGCTGTTCGGGCAGGTAAACCAGCGGGCCGTTGACTTCGCGCGCCAGCGGGCCGCCGAGCTGGTCACGGGCGTGGACGACGCCACGCGGGACGAGATCGCCGGCATCATCACCGCCGGCCTCGAGGAGAACATCGGCCTCGACGGCATCACCGAGCGTCTCCAGGACGCCTACGCGTTCAGCCAGGACCGCGCCGACCTCATCGCGCGCACCGAGGTGGGGAACGCCAACCAGAACGGCGTGCTCGAGGGCATGCGCATCGCGCGGGACGCGGGCGTCAAGCTCAAGAAGGTGTGGCTGCCCGACGCCGGCGCCTGTGACGTCTGCCTCGAGAACGGGGACGCCGGGCCGATAGACATCGAGGATGAATTTCCCTCCGGGGACGACGCGCCGCTTGCGCACCCCAACTGCGAGTGTGACATGGCCTCGGACATCGAGGAAGACGCCGACGATGAAGACACGGGAGATGAAGAATGACCCTAGACCCCATCATTACCTGTGACGTGTTGTTGCTTCTAGCCGCACTGCTGTTGTTGCTCGCGTGCATTGAGTTTCACACCATGTGCAAGCAGCTTGGTAGCCGCATCCGCAACGCATACCCTAGACCCACGGCCACCCCATGCGCCCAGAAAAAGAAGTCGACCAAGCCCTCGAAGCCGTCCTCAAGAAAGCGGTCGAAGAGGGGCTGAACTACCCTGACGTCCTCTACTACAAGGCCGTCAACGGCCGCTCGGTGCTCGAGCTGGGGCACTGGCCGGAGGGACGCTACTGCACGAACGGGCAACCTAAGCGATTTTCCTACCAGCACGCCTTCGACCTGGTTGATACTATCGGGACCGAGGCACGGCACATCTGTGTTGTCGGTGGAACGCTCACCGAGGTGCTAAAAGCGCAACAATCAACCAAGCACTGAGAGGATTACCATGAAAAACTTTAACATCATCATCCCCATCACGAAGATCGATGAGGTGAAGCGGCTCGTGTACGGCATCGCCACCGCCGAGCAGGTGGACAAGTCCGGAGAGATCATGGACTACGCCTCCACCAAGCCCTACTATAAGGAGTGGTCCGGGGAGATCTCCAAGGCCAGCGGCGGCAAGTCACTCGGCAACCTGCGCGAGATGCACACCAACATCGCCGCCGGCAAGGTTACCCAGATTGACTTCAATGATGAGAACAAGCAGATTGAGATCTGCGCCAAGGTCGTGGATGACTCCTCGTGGACCAAGTGCCTCGAGGGCGTGCTCACCAGCTTCTCGCACGGCGGTGAGTATGTCAAGACCTGGAAGGACCCGGAGAACACCAAGGTGACGCGCTACACCGCGCGCCCGTCGGAGATCTCCCTGGTCGATAACCCCTGCCTCGCGTCGGCCACCTTCGAGCTGGTGCGCGCCAACGGCACGAGCGAGATGCGCAAGTTCAAAACCACACAGGAGGCTACCGTGACCACCGACCCGAACGCCAAGCCCAAGAACCCACCCGTCCAGAAGTGGGAGGCGTCCGACGGGAAGACCTTCCTGACCAAGCGCGAGTGCGAGAAGCACGAGCTCGACCTTGAGGCCGGCAAGACCACCGACGTTGACCCGATGGCCGCGCTCGACGCCCTGAAGAAGGCCGTTGATGACAAGGAGGCGCAGCCCGCCGAGGATGAACTCGACCCCGAGCTGCTGAAGCTCGCCAAGGCCGCCGGCGACGCCGCGACCGACGAGCAGAAGGAACTCCTGGCCAAGGACGCCGCGCGCCAGGCCACCCTGCAAGAAGAAGAGATAAAGAAGAAGGCCGCCGTCAAGGCCAAGGTCCTGGACCTCATGGAGAAGCTCAAGAAGGGCTTCTCGGAGGCCTATGACGCCCAGCGCGCCATCGAGGCCCTGTGCATCATCGAGGAGCTCATCTCCGGCGAGGAGTGGGAGATGATGTGGGAGGGCGAGGGCGAGGAGGACCAGCTCGTCGGCCTGAAGGAAGCCGTCAGCGCCCTCAAGGAGTTCATCGCCGCCGAGATCATGGAGGGCGAGGAGCTGGAAGCTGAAAAGATGGCCAAGGCCAAGAGCGCCGTCGGCAAGTCCATCAAGGAGGC